CCAAATGGTACGATAGCCAGAACGGCCAATACGGCCCATCGACTTCCAGTGTTCGCTGGACCATGTGTGGCCGCCGTCGTCCGACCAGCGCAGCATGGCTTGCGGATTGCTGCCTTGGCCGTTGTTCAGGCCCACGCCTGTCTCGCAGTCAAGCTGCATGGAGTGTTGGATAGTACGCGCAAGGTTGTTAGCGCCTGTCGGCAGCGCGCGCCATGACCGCAGCCATTTCTGCGGTGCGCCATCGTCAGCGTATACGTTCAGGTCGAATGAATAAATCTTGCCGTTTTGATAGTCGCCGACGACCGTAGTGGCGTTGAAGAACATCTGACTGCTGGCGCGGTGACGGTTAAACTCACCGTTAGCGAACGACGCCCGCTCATGCCATGCGCCAGTGGCGACATCATACACCCATGTGGTGTTGGCGGTGGGGAAGTTCAGAACGTAGAAGCTGTGGCCGTCCTGCTGATACGTGTAGCCGGTTGCGTCCGAAATGTCTGCATACTCTTGCATCTGCCATTCGATAGCGTGCGTAGACACGCGCTGGCCGATGTAGCCAGCGGCCCTGTAGACGATTCCTTGGCCGCGCGCGTCCTTGCCTAGCCAATAGACTTGGTTATCCATCTTGGCGATGCTGTAGGGCGCCGCGCAGCCTAGTTCGTTGAACGCGCCTTGGATACGCGTCAGCGGGAAGTCGAGCAGCCCTGCGTCGTACCAAACTTCGGTCGAGTTGGTGCCGAATACCCACACTTCGCGGTGGTCAACAAAAATTGCGACCACATTGTCGGGGTTGCCTTCGGCGCTGGCAAACTCCAGCGGGTCAATGCTAGTGCCGTCAAGCAGCGACGTTACCCAAATCTTTTGGCTGTTGGGTTCGTTGAACACAAAATAGCCGTCGATGTAGCCGACCGTGCCGGCGCCGGGGAAGTCAGGGTCGGTGATCTGCTGGAACACATCGGTGTTGGCGTTGTAGATGTAACCTAGCGGGTTAGCAGCTATGAATAGCTGCGTGCCGTTGTCAGCCATGCTGACAGGGCCAGTGCCGCCTACAGTGCCTTTGGCGACCGCGTTCCAGTTGCTGTCGATCTGATACAGCGTAGGGCCAGATACGGCATAGCCGTAATCGCCATATGTCCACAGCCCGCGGATAGGACCGATGCCAACAGTTGCTAGGGTAGTCAGCCCCGGCGCGCGCTGAAGGAACGCTGGTTCCTTGCCGCCTTCAGGGACAATCTCAGGAAACAGGTTAACCATACGGTTGTCGGCGGCGTTGACGCTTCTAGCGACATACGCCGACCCAAGGATCGGCGTCTTCATTAGTAGTTCCCGGCGTAGATGTTGAACCGCTGACGTGAAGCAATCAGGCTGTACGGTACCGACATGATGTCATCAGGATTGTTGATGCGCTTGATGTTACGCTTCGACGACATCGCCAAACGGCGGACTTGCGATGAAGGCTCCGTGCCAAACTCAGGGGCCATTTCGCAGGCCAAGTTATAACGGAACGCACGCAGATAGCCGGGCGGGAAATGTAGTTGCGTTGCCAGCGTCGCAGGCTGCGTCAGTTCTTCAACCGAAATGAAATGCCATGTCAGGTCCGCTGTGGGGCGCGGATAGATAAACATTTCAATGTCAGGGTACGTCATGTTGACGAAAATAACTTGCGGAAATGTCGATGTGACGGACTTGACCGCGATACCGTTATACTGCTGCTGGTTGATAAATTTGATGCCGTAGCTGACGCCGGTGCCGGGCTGGACGAAGTACGTCGATTCATCAAGCAGGACAGGGCGGTTGCCGACGAAGTCGCCGGAAGGCCCAAGCGTGCGCGATATTTGCCCTGCGGGCCATGTGAATATTTGGTCTTGTGTTGCAAAGACGGACAGGCGCTCTGTGTTCCAGCTATCAATCATCTGGTTCATGGCGCGCAGTGCGTCTTGCGATGTCTCAGCCGATGGAACTTCGCCTTCTGCCAGAACGCCTAGCAGCCTAAGCGATCCGTTAATGATGTCCCCAGCCGTTTCCATTGGTTAGTCTTCCTGCGTTGTGCGGCGGCGACTATTGCGCGCCGGCATTTCGTTTACTGATGCCTTTGCAGGCTCTTCAGGATTATAGCGTTCCCAGCCGAAATCTTCATCATAAAACGCTTCTTCTTCTGAAATAGCGACTTTTGATCCGTGCTGCGGGTGGGCAAGATAGATAACGGCCATAGAAACTCCGTAAAATGGACGGCCCGAAAGCCGCCCACTATATTAGCTAATCGCCATAAATTGCCACTTGGAGCCGTCCGAGTAGAACAGCTTGCCGCGGCCAGTAGCGTTCGTCGTGATGCCGAGCGAACCTACAGGTACGGAAGTGGTTGTCGTGTTAGCGGTAATAGCAACGCTAAGGATGTAAACGCCAGCGTTAGCATTGGATGCTACCGCGCCGCTTGCGGCGGTTGAAACAACCGAACCTGACGATAACGAACCTACAACGGCAGCGCCGGTAACGGTAACGCTTTCAAACTCAGGGTCGGCGTAAGCAACGCCTACTGCTTTAGTATTAGGCATGATTGATCTCCTGAAAATGGGCGGCCCGAAGACCGCCCACAGCAATTATGTGATAGCCGCAAACTGCCATTTCGCGCCGTCCGAAACGAACAGCTTGCCAACGCCAGTTGCGTTTGTGGTCACGCCAATCGAACCGGCAACGGCTGTAGTGGTCGTGGTGTTTGCAGTTATTGCAGTGGTAAGGAAATAGATGCCTGCGCCCGACGTAGCAATAAGTGCTGGGCCGCCGAGCAGCTTGTCTGCATCAACGTTGCCATCTGAAACCTGATAGGCGGAACCGCCATTTGGTAATGCCATGATAAAAATCCTTTAAAAAAGTTGGCCCTCGGCGAACCGAGGGCCGTGATTAAATTAGCCCCACATCCGAACGGCCATTTGCGGACGGATCGTGCTGTAGCCATACAGAACGTCAATACGGCAAGGCATACGGTCGTTGTTGATGTCGTACTGACGAACAACGCGCAAGCTGATGCCATTGTGTACCTGACGCGAAGCCATGTCTACGCCCTGTGGGAGCAGAAGGTCGGCTGTTGCGAAGGTGATGGCGTCCTTGTGGTAGATGAGGTTCTGTGCGTACTGCGTGTTTGCAGCGCCGACGAACGTAGCCGCCTTGCTGTTTTGCGGCAGTACGTTGACAGTCGCCAAAGCGTGACCAGCCGAGTAGATCGGAGCAACCGTAACAGTCGCAGCGCCGCCAGCCGATGCCGTAACGCTTGCAAGCGCAACGAACTGGAACAACGAACCTGTGCTTTCACGGGTCTGTGGGTTGACAGCAAAGCAGTCAGCTACAGTGAACACGTCGCCAGCAAGAACCGTCCCTGCGTTGCCCAAACCGGTCAACGAGATCGAAGTTGCGCCTTCAGCCGTTACAGCAGCAGCAGTCGTACCGCTGGTACGCGTACCGGTGGTGAACTGCTTGATGGACTGCGACATGTTGATTTCTTCAAAACCAAGTACGCCTGTACCCATCATGCCGTTCTTGAACTGCTTGCTGACAGTGTCGGTTGGGTTGAAGAGGCCCTTCATGCCTTCGACCAAACCAGCGTTAGCGGCTGGGTTGACAGTGGCATAACGTGGCGACATTACGGCAGCATTTTCGTTGAGCTTCTGCTGTGCAGCAAGAAGAACAGCCGAAGTAGATGGCGTAGTGCCGGGCGTACCAACAGTGTTGCCGATGGTTGCATACGCATTTGCAACGTCAGCGTCGATGCTGGAAGCAAGCTGCGAGATACGTGGCTTGAGAACGCGCTCTGCGAAATCGTCAAGCTGCATGGTCAATTCAGCAGTTGTGAAGTTAACGCCGATGTGCTTCTGGTTGGCAACGGTCAGAGTTGTGAACTGCTCGTTGTCGTCCTGTACCTGAAGGGCTGCGCCATCAGTTACAAGTGCGCGGTCTGGAAGACGGATACGCAGGGTTGAGCCAATCTTGGCGCCTTCAACAGCAAAGCTGTCGTCGTACTGACGGTTTACGTTACGTGTAAGAACAAGGTTGTTTTCGAGAATCTCAAGCGCCTTGCGCGTGATCATGTCGATTGTTAAAATCGAGTTAGACATGGTAATAATCCTAAATTATCGGTTGCGTTGTGCCTCGTACTTCTTGATCTGCCGTTGCCGTTCTGCCTCAATCCAATCTGACGTACTCATGGACTTTACTGACCGTGGGTCTGTCGTATCAAATGTCGGCGCACCAGAGGTGCGGGCAGTGACAGGTGCAATCGGTGCCGGGGCGTTGGAGGTTTTCTTGAACGTAGGTTCGGCTGAAAGCCGCGCCTCGATCATACCAATTTCCCTAGCTTGCAAAATGGGGTCCATACGCGAGATACGCTGGGCGTCTTTTGTGTTGATGCCTAAGTGATAAATCACATCGGGACCAATATCGGACGCTTGTATTGCCATCGCCATCGCGTCGGTGATTGGAAGGTTGGGGTTATAGGCGACTTGTTCAAAGTCGTCATATTTGTCCCGCGCCGCCTCTTCACGTTCGTGATAAGACTCTAGCATTGCACGTTGCTGGCTGTCCTTTTCACGGCGTGCCAGCAGTTCTTCGGCTTTACGCTCGGCCAAAACCTCTGCGTAATCCTCATAAGTCTCAAATTGATCAGGGGTAATGTCGTGGATCGGCGGCTGCCGTGCCTGCATTTCCTCTGCTCTTTGAGCCTGTTCGCGTTCCCATTTACGCTGCTCTCTTGCGAGTCGTTTGCCTACAATGGCGTCCAAGTCTTCTTGTGTGAAGGTCTTGGGTGCTTCCTGTTCAGCAGACTGCTCTTCCGGCGTCGTGTTTTCTACAGGCTCGATTGCTGCCGTGGCTTCGAGTTCTGGCGCGGAGGCATCCGCTTCGGTAAAGACATTATCGTCCATGTTTAACCCTTAAAGAGTTCCTGATGAGCCGCATCAGTACGGTTGGTGGCTAGACTACATCATTTGATGCAGTCTGGCAATCTTGTTACGCTTCTACTTCTGGCAGTGCCAGTTTAGCTTGTCCCGCGGCTTTTGCTTCTTCATACGCAGCCACTACGTCAGCGGTGTGCGCGGCGGCGCAGACAGCCTGCACGCGTGCATCTTCGGCACTGTAGTCATCGCCGGGGGAAACAGTGTGACTGTGGAATACTTCGCTGATCTGTTCGCCGTCTTCGAGGATGGCGGTCTTTGTGCGGACGTGTACGCAACCATTTTGGACAACTTCGATAAGATCGACCAATACATTTTTCTCTAAAGCCATTTTTATTCTCCTGTTTCTAGCTCATCTATCGCGCTAGGTTTTCAAAATTCATATATCATTAAAATGAAGTGAAAATAGCCGCGTAGGCAATGCCCGACCCTGTGGCAGCAAAAGTGATTGTTACTTCTTGCGCTCCGGCGCTTCCAGCAACTGAACTGATAGCGTTCCCCGGCGTAGTAAATGCCGTGGAGTCTTGCGCTACTGCTGTTCGACTGCCGCTTGCTGCAACGGAACCTGACCACACCGAGTGCCATGCACCGCCAGCAGTGGCTTTAATAACCAATTTACCACCTAGCCATCCGCTAGGAAGCGTCAATACTACAGCCGCAGCAGAAGTTGTGTTGCCGCTATAAACAAGAGATACCGGCCAATAACCACCAGCAGTATTGATTGGTTGCTCTACAATGCAAGCAGTTACGGTAGACGCTGTGGTCGATACAAAAACCGTATGACCCGTGCTTCTGTAGTAGTTATTTTTAATGTTCAAAAATGAAGCTGTGACGCCAACAATGCTGATTAACGGTGTCGTTGTGCTAGTCGGCGTGAGCAAGTTGTTTTCGGCTACTGCATAGCTGACGTTACCGCCTGCAAAGCCAAATTGCATCCCTGCGACACTAAACCCAAAAGCGTTAGAATTGATTAAAACGCCGTTTGTGTCACCGCTAACTATCAGCGCAGTATCGCAATCGTCAGATACGTTTCCTGTGATTGTAATCTCAGACGCTGCGCCATTAATCCGGTTTGAATGGTATCCAGTTGTAGCGCCGTTAACCGTGTTACCGACCACAGAGGTGCGATTAGTGGTTTCTAGAAAAACACCTGTCAGGACGTTACCGATGGTGTTTCCGCATATCGTAATTAGTCCGTTATCAGGGCTTGTGTCTCCGTCATCGCCATAAACGTCGATCCCGTTATCAACGCACGTTGTGATACGATTGTTGTTGATAGTCATGAAAAGGCTATGCGCTACTTGGATGCCTATGTTTGTGCAGTCGCTAACAAATGTGTTTACGATGGAACACGCTGTGTGGGTTAACCCAGTTACAGGAACTAACTGAATACCCATTCCGTTTGAATTGAAGGAGTTAATTCCGTCAATGGTAACATTATAGGTGCAAGTCAGGTATATGTTGCTGGCCTGCGTGTTGGCAATCTGGTTAGCCTTATTGCCATCGACAGTGCCTTTGCCAACAATGGATGCTCCGGTTAGGCCTGTATCAAGCGATCTGATTGCGCCATAAAAAGCACCAACGCCGTAAGCGTTGTTTTTAACCTTCAGTGTGCCGTCAAGCTGAAGAACAACATTATCTTTTAAAACAATGCCCGCTACGCCGGTAGCTATGCCAGTTACAGTAACCGCGCCCAGCAGATAGGTTCCGCTTGGAACCACCACCACTCCACCGCCAGCAGTAAAGGCAGCGTCAATAGCTGCCTGAATAGCCGCTGTATCGTCCGCTACGCCGTTGCCAACAGCGCCGTAATCAACAACATTGAGCGGAGCGCCTTTAATCAGGGAGTAGGTAGCTTTGGTCAATGTCATGTTATGCCCCCAGAGGAGTGTAATAGATTGCGTATGTGATGAATGTGTTGGCAGCTACAGGCGTAATAACAATACCGCCGCCAGACGCAGCGACCGTTAATATTGGGTCAGCAGTTAAAATTGCTTTGCTGGGTGTGCCGATTGCAACAGTACCACCGCGCTTTACAAACGGGAGCGTGTATGTTGTCGAGCCTATACCGGGCTGTATTGCCGTGATGACAATAGTCCCCCCACGGGTATCGTCTGGAGTAACTGTCTGCGCCGTGCCTACGTTGTTAAATGAACCCGTCAGTACAGACTGAGAACCGCCGGTCAAAGCTGTCCCTACCGTGCTAAAGTTTAACGCAACTGATCCTGTTGAATTGGTAATGCCTTTGCCAGCAGTGCCGAGTACGAAGTTGCCGTTGCTGTTGGTAATATTGCCGTCGAAAAAGACTAAATTTGTGGTCGCCTTACCGAATATGACCTTACTGATGGTCATATTCGTGTCGATATTATCGGTAATGGTTGTAAAATACCCAGTATCAGCCGTATTTGGTAAAAGTTTAAGGGTTCTAGCGGCATAACCGCTGCCAGACACTTCAGCATCTGTAGCCGTCAATTTGGCCGTGTTTACGTTTCTACCCGCAGTCAAATCGGAAACAGCGACTTTAACTGTCGAACCGCTTTGAACAATCGGTAAAACTTCGCTTCCAGCAAGCGGTGTAGATGCTCCTGTTAAGGCAGAGATTTTTTTATCAGCCATGATCTAATCCTTATGTTTGGTTTCCGACAACAACACCGTCCGTATCAGAAGTTGGAGCGCCATTTTTAATCCGTAAATCGCCTGTTACGTCAACCCAGAGATGATACGCACCCAGTTTTAATTGGCCGGGGAAATCCCAGTTAGCGGCGAAAGCCTCATGGTTGTACGTTCCGTTTGGATCGGGCAGACCTTTATTGTGTAGGATATACGTTGTTCCAGACCCAGCCGTACCCGTCCAAGGCGTTGCGTTATCTTGAAATACGTTAAACGCCATGTTCAAGGCTACGTTGCTTGAACTAAAGCTGTTGATGCCTGTCGTGTTTGCAAAAACAACATTTCCAAGCAAAGATGTTTTTGTTGTTGTGTCTAAGCCAATACCTGTGGCGCAATAGCTGATCTGGTTTCCAGTGACAGTCACCCCAAGGGAGTCTAGGCCAACTACGGCAATCCCTTGTACGTC